TAGCAGGGCTTTTATCATTGCTAGGAATTAGTGAGGCTGATGGCTTATTATCTAACAATAGGTATGACTGAATACTTTAGGGTATAATAGCCCATAACTTAAAGGAACCACGATGGCTATTTCAACATTCACAGAGTTAAAGGCATCCATTGCCAACTTCTTGAACCGTGACGATCTGACGGCTACAATACCTGATTTCATCTCTTTGGCTGAATCTTCTATCAACAATGAGATTAGACACTGGAGAATGGAGACACGCGCAGAGACTACAGTGGATAGCCAGTTCACGGGCATACCTACAGATTGGCTGTCTACGATACGATTCCACCTAACGACTTCTGGTACTAGCAGCCTAAACTTCATGTCGCTTGCTACCATGCAATCAACCAGAGCCGCTAGGAATGACTCTACGGGTACACCAACCAACTACAGTCTTAACAGTTCACAGTTTGAGTTAATGCCTACCCCAGATGGTTCCTATAGCGCAATCCTCATGTATTACGCTAAAATACCTACACTGAGCGATTCTGCTGAAACCAATTGGTTGTTGACGCATCACCCAGACATTTACCTGTATGGCGCATTGTTACACTCTGCTCCGTACTTAAAGGAAGATGAACGCGCTCAGACTTGGGCCGCTTTGTACACTGCTGCTGTAGGTCGCGTTAATAGCGCAAGCAGCAAATCAACTGCCAGTGGCTCTGGCCTAAGACTAAAGATAGGAAGTTACTAATATGGCATTTACTACATTTTTACGCAACGAACTGTTAGACCATGCGTTTCGCAATTCTGCTTACACACCACCTTCTACTGTTTACATCGGCCTTTATACATCGGCTACTGGCGCAGGCGGCACTGGTACAGAAGTCTCAGGTAATGGCTACACGCGCAAGGCTATGGCCTTTGATGCGTCTGTCTCTGGTGCAATCGACAATACGTCTGCTGTAGAGTTTCCAACGGCTACTGGCTCATGGGGTACTGTGACGCATACGGCTGTATTAGACGCGGCTACAAGCGGTAATATGCTTGCTGAAAATGCGTTAACGGCTAGTAAAGCGATTGGTAGTGGTGACGTATTCCGCTTCCAAGCTGGTGAATTTGACATTACCCTAGCCTAATATGAACGGTTACGGTGCAGCGTATTATGGCATTAACATCTATGGGCAAGCGGCCTATGTAGATGCTGCTGTTGCTATTAATGCGGCTTCTACTGTAACGGCTACTGGTCAGCGTATTGGTGAAGCGTCAGCAACTATAAGTGCTGTCTCTACGGTTACTGCTAATGCTATAAAGTTAGTTAATGCTGGTTCGGTTGTAGCTGCTGTAAGTGCGGTTACTGCTGCTGGTCAGCGAGTATTAAGCACATCTGCCCAGATCAATGCGGTATCCACAGTCACAGCTACTGGTGCAATGGCTATATCTGCAAGCGCAGAGATTGACGCGGTATCCACAGTTACGGCTAATGGTGCGGCTATTATGTTTGGTTCGGCTACTATCAACGCTGTATCAGGCATGACAGCGACAGGGCGTTACAAGTACGAGCCATTGCCAGTAGATTCGGCTGTATGGGCTACAAAACCAGTTGATAGCGCGACTTGGACTAATTTATAGTATAATGCAAACAGATTAACAAATAGGATTATTGCAATGGCAGATACAACTACAACTAACTACGGCTTAACTAAGCCAGAGGTAGGCGCGTCAGAAGATACTTGGGGCGGTAAAATTAACACCAACATGAACCTAATCGACACGCAAATGAAGGTGTCTGATACGCGTAGTGCTGCCAATTTACCCAAGGCTGGCGGCACGATGACAGGTAACATAGCTACGAAAGGTATTACTTCTGTCACTCTAGGAACAGGTAACTTTGTGGCTGGCTCTACGGCTGGTGACTCTATTGTATCTGGTGGTAACTATAATACGTTGGTAGGTGACGCTGCTGGTACTGCTGTTACTACTGGTGATTATAATGTTGCTTTAGGTAAGAGTGCTTTAGCCGCAAACACTACAGCAAACTACAACACTGCGCTTGGAAGTCTTGCTTTAGCTTCTAACACTTCAGGTGCAGATAATACTGCTATAGGTATGAATACGTTAGACTCTAACACTACAGGTGCAAACAATACTGCTGTTGGTGGGGGTGCTTTACAATCAAACACCACCGCTAGTAACAATGTTGCTACTGGTTATCAGGCTTTATTTGCTAACACCACAGGCTCTCTAAATACGTCTGTAGGTTCTGGTTCTTTAAAGGCTAACACTACAGGTGCTAGCAACACTGCTATTGGTCATAATGCTTTACTTTCAGCCACTACGTCTGTCACTAATACGGCTATTGGTGCTAATGCAGGTGCTAATGTAACCACAGGCACTGGTGAAAACGTAATCGTAGGCAATCGTGCAGGTTTTGGTGTAACTACAGGCGCACAGAATATCATCATTGGTGATAATGCTTGTGCTAATGGCACTATGACAGGTGGCAGTAATGTCATCATTGGCGATAACGCTGGCATAAGTCACACTACAGCTAGTAACAACACTGCTGTTGGTGCGTCTGCATTATTAGCTAACACTACAGGTTTTGAAAATGTAGCAGTTGGTAAATTTGCATTAAAAGCAAACACAACAGCAGGTAGTAATGTCGCAGTAGGTGTGGAGTCACTGCTATCTAACACCACAGGAGCTACTAATGCCGCAGTAGGTACTGGTGCTTTAAAGACTAATACTACAGGATCTGATAACACTGCTGTTGGTAATTTTTCTTTACGACAAAACACTACAGCTAGTAACAACACTGCTGTTGGTTCTAGTGCTTTACTTGCTAACACTACAGGTACTTCCAACTCTGCTGTAGGTACTGGTTCTATGCAAGCTACCACAACAGGTGCAGAAAACTCTGCTTTTGGTTATCAAACATTAAAAGAAAACACTACAGGCGGTAACAATACTGCTATTGGTCGTCTTGCACTTACAAAAAACACTACGGCTAGTGAGAATACAGCAGTAGGAATTGCTGCTATGCAGACATCTACAACAGGTAATAAAAACACTGCGGTAGGTGTTAGTGCTGGTAATGTTCTTACCACAGGTAGTAAAAATACGTTTATAGGGTATCAAGCTGGTAAGACTTTTACAACAGGAGTAGAAAACGTCTGCATTGGGTATCAATCTGGTGGCTCATCTACTACTGAAGGATATTCACTTTATATAGCTAGAAGTGCTGGTAATGCCAACAGTTCTGGGGTATGGATTTATGGTGATGCGTCTGGTAGGTGCTATCAAGGCAACAACTCTTCATCATGGTCTACGACATCAGATGAAAGGATTAAAAAAGATATTGTAGATAGCTCCAACGGCCTTGCTAAAATTGATGCAATGCAAGTTAGGAACTTTAACTATAAAACCCAAGAAGAAATAACAGAGAGTGGTTTTACTGCGTGTGATTCTGAGGGATTGCAAACAGGCGTTATAGCGCAAGAGCTTGAGTCAATTCTACCTGAGTGTATTGTAGAAAGTGATGATGGTATGAAGCGAGTAAACATAGACCCAATCTTTTGGTCAATGGTCAAAGCAATCCAAGAACTATCAACCCAAAACGCAGCACTTGCTGCACGTTTAACAGCACTAGAGGCATAAAAAGATGGATGAATTAACAGTAGAAGAAATCGCAGCACATTACTCAGCTTGTGGTGACTCAGTAGCATTAATCAATGGCAGCCAGCCAGAAGGAATGTCTGATGAAGATTGGACAGACTGTGTGGCTCGTAACAAAGAACATCTAGTTCTTATGTTGGCTAAAGATTACTGGACTACCGAAGATATGACAGCAATCACAGCAGCCGCAGCTTAAAGGAACAAACATGGCTATAACCTATCGCGGTGAGAAGTTTTCAGGCTACAACAAGCCTAAAGCGTCTGCTAAAGGCACAAAGAGCCATGTAGTGCTTATAAAAGATGATGGTAAAGACCGAATGATTCGCTTTGGCGAGAAGGGTGCTAGTACAGCAGGCAAGCCCAAGGCTGGCGAATCAGAAGCTATGAAAGCCAAGCGTAAGTCATTCAAGGCTAGGCATGGGGCGAACATAGCAAAGGGCAAAACCAGCGCAGCTTATTGGGCCAATAAATCAAAATGGTGAGGAATTAGCATGAGCCTTTACAGAAACATTGCAGCCAAAAAGAAACGCATTAAAGCTGGCTCTGGCGAAACCATGAAGAAAGCAGGCATGAAGGGCAGGCCCACTGCTAATTCTTTTAAACAAGCCGCTAAGACAGCAAAGCCCGTAGCTAAAAAGGGTAAGAAAAAATGAAAGGCGTGAAGCATTATCTAAAGAATGGTAAGGAGCATACAGGCTCAATGCACAAAACAAATGGTATGCCCATGACAGGTGCTAAACACACCAAGTCAAGCAAGGATTTGTTTCACAAAAAAGACCTGTCAGCCGCAGTCAGGAAGAAAATTAAATAGAGGATTATGCTATGCCAAAAGGTAAGGGTACTTACGGAACCAAGAAAGGTCGTCCACCAGCAAAGCCAAAGAAGAAATCTAAGGCGTACTAATGTGGAGCAGCCCTGTAGAACTGTATCCTGTTCATCTATCATCTACCCTATCCCCATTAGG